CCTTTAAATAGTGTTATAAAATTATTTGCAAAAGTTTTTATTATTGTTAAAAAAGTGGAAAAAACAAACTTTCCAACGGCTAACATATTTTTAAAATTCATTATTAGCGTATTTACTGCTAATTGAATAGGCAATGAATTGTTGTATAATTCTATAAAATAGTTTCCTATTTTTACCAAAGCGGATTGTATTCCCGCCCAATTTCTATAAATTACAACTGAAATCGCAGTTAATCCGGCAACGATTAAACCAATCGGCCCCATCATAACAGATAACGCCGCTCCAATAGCCGGAGCCATTGTCATTAATGTACCTATAATCGCTATAACTGGCCCTAAAGCCGCAGCAATACCCGCTAAAACAACTATTAATTTTTTTGTTTGTGGCGATAACGCTTTGAATTTTTCAGAAAGTGAAGTAAAAAAATCTCCTAATTTTTTAATTAATGGCGCCACTGTTATCATAATAACTTGACCAACCTCCATTAAAGATTCCTTCATTGCGTTAAATCCTTGCGTCATTTTAAATGATGCAGATTTAGCCGTTTTTTCAAACGCTTTGTCGGTTGCACCCATTGAATCAGTAAGCGCATCGAAAACCTTTTTATTATCCTCTATACCGGCACCAGTTAAATCTAAAACTCCTTTTAATGCTCTAATATTTGGAAATAATGCAGTTGTATCTTGTCCGGTTTGTTTTAAACCTTCTTGCAACATTATTAATGTATCTAAAAGGCCTTTTTCTCTTAGTGATTGTTGAACGCCTTGTGTAGATAATCCCATAGCGTCTAAAGCATCAACCGCTTGTGCGCTTGGTTTTTTTAATGACGCTAATATTGCCGTCAATTGAGTTGCACCGGTTGCGGCATCTGTTCCAGTTTTTGACATAGCGGCCATTGCGGCTCCAACTTGGTCAAAAGAAACTCCCATATTTGATGCTAAAGGAATAACTCCACCCATTGCACCGGCTAACGCTGACGCTTCAAGTTTTCCCTCTCTAACTGCGGCCGTCAATATATCAGTTGCATCTGATGCAGATAAACTTTCTGAGCCGTATGCGTTCATTGCTGAAGTTGATAAATCAGCAATTGTTTTTGTTTCTCCTAAACCTACTGCCGCCGCTTTTAAAGACATTTCTAAAACATCCATTGCCTCTTTACCTCTTAAACCCGCTGAAGTTATAAAAAACAATGCTTCGGCTGCTTCTTTTGAACTTTTACCGGTATCAACCGCCATTTTTTTAGCGGCTTCACCCATTTCAGAAACCTTTTCTGCGGTAACACCTACAAGCGCTTGAATTGAAGTCATAGACTTGTCAAAATCAAAAGCCATTTTTGTAGCGGCACCACCGGCAGCAACTAAAGGTAAAGTCAGTCTTGTTGATAATGACTTTCCAACGCTTTGCATCTTTGAGCCAAAACTTGACAATTTAGAACTCGCAGAACTTAGAGCATTTTTTAATTTGGAAGAATCTCCGGTAATATTTATTTTTAAATTCTGTTCGGCCATAGTATTAAATAAGTTGAAACAAAAATACAAAAAAAAAGACGCATCTATTTTAGCGTCTTTTTATTAGTCATTGATTGATATTTTGCCATAAAATCATCCATTTGTTTTTTGGTAGACTTAGGCTCTGAGCGTTTCTTTTTTCTTACAATATCACTAGGCAATTGAAATAAATCTTCAGGCTTTAACATTTGAGATTTTTTCTCACATTGCACGTTGTGAATCATTACGGCAATGTAACGAGTTTGCTCCCAATTTAAGTTAATATTGTTGTGATAGTGTTGCGCAATTAAAGCGTTTTCTCTCCAGGTTTGCCGCCAAAAATCGTTAGGATTTATTCCAACTAATCCAATGTAGTGATCAGTTAAAGTTTCAAAATTTACTTCTTCTTTGACGGCTGACGCTTTCCCTTAGTTTCAGTTTCGCCGTTTAAACTATTACCTAAAATTTTAGATTGTAGCATTACCTCAACAATTTCATTTATTTTTTCAGCGTCTAATTCATCCAACCAAGCGCCAACAGTAAATAAATTATAATCAATTTCGTTTCCGTTTTCTTGGTCGTTTGCTAGAATTGCAGAATAAACTAAAGCTCTTAATCCTTTTATTGATATTCCGTTTTGAAATGCTCCGCCAATATCGGCTAAACTTATTCCTAATTGCTCGGTAAATTCCGACCAAAAGTTCATTGAGAAATGAAGTGTTCTTTTTTTGTTACCAACTTTTATGTCGATGTAACCCCTTTTTTTGTTTGTCATTTTTTAAGGTTTAAAATTAATATAAAAAAAGCCGTCGCCAAATATTGACGGCGGCCCTATAAAAGTAAACTAAAATTAATTAGTTAGTTGATTTAGTGATTGCTCCAGTAATAGTTAAAGATCCGCTATAAGTTACGGCAGCCTCCATTTCAGCAGACATTTCAACACTTGATAAAAACGCCTCAGCAGTATAAACTGCGTCTCCAGTTTCAGCAGTTCCAAAAACACAAGTTAATTGAGTTCTTGCCAAAAGAAAATCAGCCATTTCAATAGCATTTGACGCATCGTCATATACTACTAATCCTTCAAAAGATATTTCTCCTCCTTTTACTCCTCCGATGTACTCAGAAAAGCCGTTTGAATCTTTGGTTGTAGCTTCCGGCGTGTCCATTGATAAAGACATTGAACAACTTGTAGTGTGTCCAACTGTGGCACCTTCCACTGTTAAAATTAAGTTAGTTCCGTTAAATACTCCGGTTGTAGCCATTTAAATTATTTTTTATTGTTATTAATTTTGTGTAAATATACGAATTTATTTATTTATGTTTTTAGGTTGTTAATTCAACTAATTCGTCGGTAGATCTTAACGTATTAAAAACTGAAATTCTGTGTATGTTTATGTTATTCATATTGGAACTTACGTTGTAAATATTATCGATAATATTTAAAACTCCCGTAGGTGCATTTAATCCAATATTAGAGCCATTAATATAAATATAAGAATTTGTCGCATCATAGGCAATTGCCATTTTACAAAGCGTTCCAGGTTGTAGAGTAAAGCCTCCATTTATTAATCCGGATCCGCTTATATTATCGCCAAATATATTTATTAAGTTACTTGAATGTGCTTCAAGGCGCATTGAATTACCTCCTGAAAAATCTTTAAATCTTAGCATTTTATAAAAATCTCCATTTTTTCCGTTATAAGAAAACCACAAAACTAAAGTTGAAGTATTTGCCGGAAAAGTTGTTGAAGATGAAAAATTTGAACTAAACGATCCCTCTGAAACTCTTGAAGATGCGGCGCCCTCATTTGAGGTAATGTAAGAAGATGCAAAGTTAGAATTTTCCGCTTGTGCTTGGGCCACATAAATAGTTGTAGCATCGCTACACAAAACTCTTGGAAATGTTCCGGATGCGCTTGTGTGAGAAAACCTTTGCCAATCCGTTGTTAAAGTTACAACTGATAAATCTGATGAAATGGCGCCAATACTTACGTCTTGCGTTCCGGTTTCAGTTCTTAAATATATTGATTGCGTTATTTGCCCTGAAGATGTAACCGATATTTCAATTCTTGCGTCTGTTGTGCCATCAAAAACAACTTTTGCTGCGTTTTTGGTGCCGTCAGGTGAAGCAATAAAGTTATCCGTTACAACTGCGTTGCCTACGCTTGACCATTCGCTAAAATTTTCTGAGTAAGGAATTAAATTTGTAGATTGCGCCTCTATTTCAATATGTGGGCAATTATCAGAAACCCCGCTTATTGTTTTATATGAAAGGCCTGGAATGTTTTGATCAACTTTTGTAATATATCCATTTTTTGCAATTCTATTTTTTAATGAACTTCTTGAAAAAGTAAAATCGCCATCGCCATTAGTTGGAAATGTAGAATAAATTTTACTTTCTTTTACTCCAGTTGGTTGCAATAAAAAAACAGAATCATTTAAAATTGACATATTTATTTTTTGTTATGTATTGCTTAAAAAGTATTTAATAATTACTTATTTTATTTATCATTGCTTGTATCTCCTTTGGGTCTACATTTAAACTCATTGATAAACCACCTTGCCATACCCTTTTAAGTTTATTATTTTCATCAAACAATATAATTGCTGGTACAGATTTTACTTGTTCTTTAAACTTCTTTGGTTGGTCATCATAATTAACTTTTAAAACCCTTGCGTTTTTAAGTTTGCTTAAATGTTTATAGTCGTTGCTTTTATTCCAACTTGAATTAACATACAATAAGGTTACATCTTGAGAATATAGATTTACAGAAAATAAAAGTGATATTACAAGTAAAAAAGTTTTCATAATTATCTTTTTATTATTTGAAATAGTTTTTCGTCAATCTTGTCTAGCTTATCGCTATTCTTATTTACTTTTTCATTGATGTTTATTATCGTTGTACGAACTAATTCATCTTTTAGCTCATACTCTGATTTTTTTATCTCTGGCTCTGGTAATTGCTTTGCAAGTTCTATATCTGATTGTAAAGCGAAATAAACAGATGCGATTGAAACTGCACCAGTAACAATAATACCAATAGTTTTTAAGTCTAGTT